AGGTGGGGTAACTGATCCACGGTTGGCTACCCGTATTAGCTCATCATGCTTGCGCAAGGCTAAGTCAGCCTGACGATCATTCACCCTTAATAGACAATATAGCACAAATAATAGGCAAGCCATGTTTGAAATCACCTACAACGACGGCAATATCCAAACGATGCTCAAACGCATCATGGCAGCGACTGGCAACACCGAGCCAGCGATGCGAGCCATTGGTGAAGTCGTCATGGAGATCAGCAAGCGCAGCTTTGACAATTCTGCTTCGCCAGATGGCACACCGTGGGCTGCGAACAGCGAAGCCACGATACTGCAGTATCTGGAAAAGACAGGTGGGAACTATAAAACAGACGGGACGCTATCAAGAAAGGGGCAAACCCGCGCAATTAATAAACGACCTTTGATAGGTCAGTCCAGAGACTTACAACGACAATTCAGTTACGTCACTACAGCTGATTCCGTGACAATTAGCAACAGCATGGTCTATGCAGCCATGCAGCAGTTCGGCGGGACAAAGCAGCAGTTTCCACATTTATGGGGAAATATCCCAGCGCGGCCATTTATGCCAATTGCTGCGGATGGCAGTATGATGCAACAAGCAGAGGCTGAAATTATCCAATTTATGCAAGACTATCTGGACGATATCATCAGCGGATAAGCGATCATTAAAATCGGCGCCGCCACGCCATTTAATTTACCTTGCGTATAGATTCGGGCGTGGTTCAATGATTGATAGCGTTAAATAGGCGTTAAATTACCTGTAAAGCGCATAGTCTGATGATGATCTGATTCGCCAGAACAGATTGATGGCTATTTATGTCGCCAGAAGCATCACTACCCCACTGAAGTGCATCCACTCGTTGCCGTCTGATTTAGGCGGCAAAGTGATGGCATGCCTAATCCATCTACCCATATCGCCATTGCGGCACTGTCATTCGAGCTATCAACCGATAGCTCGGCAGGTTTGCAGCTGACGCCAGCCGGTGCCTTTCGCGCCAGGGACGGTCGCCCGACTGACGTGGCGGCCTGGTTCATCAATGCAGATATCGCCGCCAGAGTCATTCAGCTGGCATCAGCCGCAGCCAATAGTTTGGTCATCGATTATGAACATCAGACGCTGAATGCCGAAGTCAACGGCCAGCCCGCGCCCGCAGCAGGCTGGTTTAAAAACATGGAATGGCGCGAAGGCGTCGGCTTATTCGCTATCAATGTCGACTGGACAGACAAAGCGAAAGCCTTCATCGCCGCCAAAGAATACAAATACATCAGCCCGGTTTTTTCGTACAGCAAGACCACGGGCGAAGTAATCAAAATGCTGCATGTCGCATTAACCAATACGCCAGCGCTGGACGGCATGCAAGCAGTTGCGCTGAAAAATCTCGAAACCTCCCTGCAACTACCACCACCTGAGGAAACTATGAATCCTGTATTGAAAGCCTTACTGGCCAAACTCGGCCTGCCAGAAACAACCTCTGAAGCCGATGCCATGACTGCAGTCACTGCCCTCAAAGCAAAAGCTGACCAGATCAATGCCAAAGATGCAGAAATCGTGGGCTTGAAAGCGAAGGCCGAACAGCTGACAGCCAAAGACGCCGAGATCGTTGCTCTCAAAGCGGCTAATGCAAATAACACCGGCAATCCTGACCCCGCCAAATTTGTACCGATTGAAGCGATGACGTCCATGCAATCGCAGATCGCTGCGTTGACTGCCAAGTTTCAAACCGGCGAGGTCAATGACGTAGTGACTGTCGCGTTAAAAGAAGGTCGCTTGCTGCCAGCACAGGAATCCTGGGCGCGTGAACTGGGCAATAAGGACCTGGCATCACTCAAAGCCTTCGTTGCCAGTGCGCCAGCCATCGCCGCGTTAAAGCAGACCCAAACGCAAGGAAAAGCCCCAGTTGTTGATCATGATGCTGAGCTGAGTGATGAACAAGTCGCCATCTGTAAATCACTGGGTTTGTCTAAAGAAGACTACAAAAAATCATTGGCTGAATAAGCAACTGGCGAAGTGACTGGCTGAGAACGAAACACAGTAGTTTTTATATCTATCAATAAAGGAGTTTCCCATGACAGCAGCAACGTCAGACCGCAATACCGTTCGCCGCGATGGCTCGGTATATGAGCATCCAGTGAAAGCTGGCGCAAAAATTTACGGCGGCACCATGGTTGCCATCGACCCTGCGAATAATCTGGCGATTGCTGGTAAAACGGCGGTCGGCCTTAAGTCCGTCGGCGTAGCACAAGCGTTTACCGACAACAGCGCAGGTGCAGATGGTGATATCCGGGTACGTGTTTTCCGTGGCCCTGAAAACGTTTATCGCTTTTCTAATTCCGGTGGTGCTGATCTGATTACCCTGGGCGATATCCAGTCCGACTGCTACATCGTTGACGACTCCACTGTCGCCAAGACCAGCGGTACGAACACACGTTCCGTCGCCGGAAAAATCCGCGATGTTGATGTCGGTGGTGTCTGGGTCGAGTTCTAACGAAGGATTGATTTAACGCGGTGATTTAACGCGGCTTCACGTATTCAGTTCATTACAAACAAACATTATCGGAGTAATCCATGATTATCAATCAAAGCAATTTAAATGCGCTGTTCCAGGCGTACAAGATGATTTTTCAGCAAACCTTTAATAACACCCAGATCGATTGGGAAAAGATTGCGATGATGGTGCCATCGTCAACATCAAAAGAAGTGTATCCATGGCTGGGTCAAAACACCCGTTTCCGTCAGTGGATCGGTGACCGCGTTGTACAAAACCTGATGACGCACGATTTCTCTATCAAAAATCTGTCATGGGAAAACACTGTCGGCGTATCAAAAGAAGCGATTGAAGATGATACCTACGGCATATTCAAACCGCTGTTTGCACAGTTGGCGCAAGATGCTAAGCAACACCCTGACGAAATGATTTTTACGTTGCTGGCACAGGGCTTTGCCACATTGTGCTACGACAATCAGTATTTCTTCGATACCGATCACCCTGTTTTGCAAGCAGACGGCAGCACAGCATCGGTCTCTAATTTCGGTGGTGGTTCTGGCGCCGCATGGTATCTGCTCGATACCAGCAAAGTCGTTAAACCGATCATTTACCAGGTGCGCAAGGATTACAACTTTGTCGCGATGGATAAAGAAACCCACGACAACGTCTTTAACGCTAAAGAATACATCTACGGCGTTGATGCCCGCAGCAATGTTGGCTTTGGTCTTTGGCAGCTGGCGTATGCATCCAAGCAGCCTTTGACACCTGAGTCCTACGGTGCCGCCCGTTCCGCCATGATGTCGCTCAAAGGCGACAACGGCAAACCGCTCGGTGTACGTCCGACCACGCTGGTAGTGCCACCAAATCTGGAAGGTACTGCTCTGCAGATCCTGCAGGCTGAGAAAAACGCCAACGGATCAAGCAACATTTACCAAAACACCGCGCAGATTCTCTGCACACCTTGGCTTTCCTAAGCCGTTAGCTGTATCCGGGTGAAGCCGTGTGCTTCACCCAGTGAGAGTTCTTATCGCCACCATTCTTGATCAGGAGTTTTCAAATGGCAAAAATCAAAGTTCTGCGCGTTGTGGCCAAGTCCGGCTCTTTTCGTCGCGCCGGTTATCAATTCACTTCTGACCCCACAGATATTGCGCTGGATGGGCTTAAAAAAGAAGTGCGCGACGCGATCCAGGGCGAATCAGCGCTGGTGAGTTATGAAACCGAAGTCGATGACGTGATCAGTGCTGACACCGACGACGCGGAAAGCGGCAACAAGAAACCAACGTCCACCGGTAAAAAATAAGCGAAAGCCCTTCAGCCATGATGTATTGCACGAAAGACGACATGATCACGACCTTCGGTGAACCTGAGCTGATCCAGGTCACTGATCGCGAGAATGTCGGTGTCATTGATGATGCTGTATTAAATACCGCCATCGCAACGGCACAGGCAGAGATCAATGTCTGGCTGGAGGGACGCTATCCTTTGCCATTGCCATCTGTCCCAGATGTATTGCGGCGTATCTGCATGGACGTCACGCGCTATTACCTGTGGGGCGATGTCAACAACGATCATCCTGTTGCCCGTCGCTATGCCGAGCAAACCAAGCTATTGCGTTCTATCAGTCATGGCCAGGCATCGCTGGGGCTCGATAGCACAGGAGCAAAGACGCTAGCAGTCGATACAGTGCAGATTGCGCAAGGCCGGAATGATTTTGGCGACAGGAGCAGATGGTGATTGACTCTGATGATTATCTGCAACTCGAAGACTTGCTGGTAACCCGGCTCAAAGCCGAGATGCCTGACTTACGTGACGTGATGACGGCAACAGACGTAGCCGGTGTCCAGGGCGCACGTCAAGTCGAACCAGCTGCACATGTGATTTACATCGGTGATCAGATCGGTGAAGGCAGTCAGAGCCAGGGCAGCACGGGCGCAGCGCAAGTCGTTATCCAGCATTGGATGGTGGTGTTGGTCGTTAAATTTGCAGGCACGCCGACCACTGGTAAAGGCAATCGCCAGATCGCGGGGCCACTGATCACGCAACTGCTGAAATCGCTGAGCGGATGGCAACCACCCAACAAGAGTTTTTCAACACTACGTCGTATCAACGCGCCCAAAGTCGGCTATGACAACGGCTTTGCCTATTATCCATACGCCTTTAAAACAACCTTTGTGATAGGAAAATCATGAGCAATCAAAACGTCAAACTGAAGAAAGAACATACGCACGAAGACGTTAAATACAAAGTCGACAGTGTATTGAGCGTCTCCCAGGCAGATGCCGACTGGCTCATCAACAACAAAATTGCAGATCTGCAGTCTGAGCCGATACCCGAAGCCAAGCGCGAAGGAAAAAAAGCGTAATCCTGCTTTTTTGACAGCAGCATTCAGTAAATCAGTAAATCAGCAACTCAGTCACTCAACACAGGAGTCAACATGACACAGTATTTATTAGGACAGGGCAAAGTGTATATCGCGGCCCGCGATGCTGACGGAAAACCAAAAGCACAACGCTGGCTGGGCGATGTCTCTGCCGCAAAAGTCGGTCTGAAAGTCACCAAGGCAGACCAGAAAGAATCATATTCAGGCCAACGCTCTACGGTTAAAAGCATCGTCGTCGGCAAAGAAGCGACGCTGGATTTGACATTGCAAGAAGTCAGCAAAGATAATCTGTCGCTGGCATTGTCTGGTAAATCAACCAGCTTGCCCAGCGGTTCAGTCACCGCCGAAGTCTTACCGGCTGATATCGTATCAGGTGACCGCGTGTCGCTGAAATATCCTAAAGTATCGACCGTCGTCATCACAGATTCAGCAACAACGCCTGTAACGCTTGATCCTGCTAAGTATGATGTGGATGCCGATTTTGGTGCCATCACGTTCAAAGACATTACTAGCGTAACGCAGCCGCTGAAAGTCGCCTACACGCATGCAGCCCTGGAAAGCGTATCGATGTTCTCTGCACAGCAGTCTGACGTCTTCATTCGTTACGAGGGCATCAATCTGGCCGAGGGTGGTACACCTATCGTCGTGGAACTGTATAAGGTCAATCCTGAGCCCTTAAAAGACCTCGCGCTGATCACTGACAAATTTGCAGATATGACGATTTCATCGGCAGTCTTGATTGACACCAACAAACCGGCTGATGGCGAACTCGGCCAGTTTGGACGTATCATCCAGGTAGCACAAATATAGTAATCCCTGCCACAGTAGTCCTATCCCACTGAAGCCCCTCAACTGGGGCTTTTTTCATGCGCTCCGTACACTGGATGACATCCATTCAGTGATACACCAGGAGCGAAGATGTCAACCACACACACCACGCAAGAATCCAATGATGACTTACAAAAAGTCATTCCGCCGCGCCATGTCATCGTTATTAACGGTGAAGAAATTACTATCCAGCAATTCAAAATCGGCAAACTGCCTCTGGTGTTGGACGCTGTGCAGCCGATGGTGCACATGCTGCTGAACCGCGATAAGAACTCTCCATTAGATATCAGCAGCATGCTGATGCTGTACTCGGACGATTGCCTGAAGCTCATGGCCGTGCTAGCTGACAGACCGCGTGCCTGGATCGATCAACTGGAGATCGACGA